CTATCTTGTACTAGATATTTATCCACCACCTGACGCAATCCAGCATAGGTAAAGAGGTAATCCCTATCGTGATAGATAAATGAATTTACCTTTTCAAGTTCTTCAGTTGTATAGTTTTCAAGAATTTCCTTATCATAAACAGAATTAGAAACTCCATATTCAATTTGCTCTAAAAGAGTTGGACTTCTTTTAAATTTAACTGCTAGATTTTTTCTAATAGAAAAAAGAAGCAATCTTGCAGCAACATATTGATAGTTTGGATGATCTAGATCGATCAAGTCTGAGGCAGACCGAATCAAGATCTCCTGAATTTCAGAAGTCGTAATACCATCATAAAACTGGATGCCAGACTGAATCTCTACTTGACTCGCAGAGACCCCTGAGAGACCCTCACAGGCAGCCTCAACCATCTTATGCATCTTTTCCAAGTCAATTGGTTCTACAGAACCACTCCTCTTTTTAACCTTAATTCCGTTACTCATATTTTCTTCCAGGTGGTAAATTTAAGTTTTGCTTCTAAACCAGAGTAAGTATTTAATTCTATCAGTTTTTCGACATCATGTCCAGCAAGGATCATGTCGTTTATGTCCTTCTCTTTTATATTTGAAGGCCAAATAACTACGGAGTCACCAGTGTCGATTGTTCGACTGATTCGTTGGAGAATCTCTTTGTTTCTTGGTTCATTATCATAGATCCAAACAGGATTGCTAATCCCCCAGTCACTAAGATCAAGATCAGCTCCACACATAGCAATCGAGTTGCGTATAAACGTGCTGTCGAAAGGTCCTTCTGTAATGTAGACTTCAGTTTCTCTTCTGATGTTATCAAGTCCATATATTTTAGGTGCTCCCTCCTCAAGCATAATCGTAATATATTTAATAGATTTTGAATCTAGACTCCTACCTTGAAATCCGATAAGATTTTTTTTGTAGTATAACGGGATGATGATTCTAGGCTCTTTACCCATATACGAGTAATCCACACCTTCAAACGATTGGACAAATTCATCAAAGTTTTCTGCAAAATAAAACTTGGAGGGATCGATTCTACGATTTGAAAGATACGTTCTAGCAATTTCCACCTCAGAACATAGAGGAAGAAGGATTCTCTGTGCAAACTTAGGTTTCTCAAAAACAAATTTAGGTTCATCAGTAGGAGAAATATCTCTAGTATTACCGTTTTTAAACTTATCTAAACAATACTCCTTGTGAAGAGACGTGTCAAGTTGTTTTAAAAAATTATTAAATGACAAACTAGCACCACAATTGTGGCACTTAAAGTTAGTATCATTTTTTACGGAGTAAATATAACCTCTTGCCTTGTTTTTATTCTTTTGAGAATCTCCACAAATTGGACACCTAAAGTTATAGAGATTGCTCTTTACTCTTTTAAATTTTTGTAGTCTTGCAGAAACCAAATTAACATATTTCGTGTCAACCAAATCCATAAATCATAGTTACTGCGTTCTTTCCATTATAACCCTTTGAGGTGGTGGAGTCAATATTCCTTGAAAAATATCGGGTGCTTTTAGAATCGTCACAGCCGTAAGGGCAATTCCGATTGAAATCCAACGGAACCTTGACAGATCATTAACTCTTTTTTCAACAGAATCTATCTTTTCCTCAACCTTTTCAATTAACTTAATAATTGCCTGATCATTTTTTTCATTTTCATCTAGACGATTTTCATGCCGTTCCAAAATTATTGCAACTTTATTACTATTATCTTGAATAGAAGTTACAGCACGTTCTAACTTATCCAACATTTCCTTGGATAAGTCCTCATAAATGCTTAGTTTAGATTCAAGAACCTGAAGTTTTCCTAGACCGAACATTACTCTTTTCCAAAGATTTTACCCAATCCTTATATTTCTTAGGTACTTTTCTGTAGTCAGTTTTTCCACGTCTTTGGAAAGAGATTAAAGGATCATATCCAGCAGTAGGTCCAGAAGGATCTGCCGAACCAGTAAAACCACTAGCACCGACTGCCATCATTTCCTTTATAATTTTTATGAGTCGGTCAGTCTTTTCCATTTTCGTTATATAAAACTTGCAATTGACTTAGAACATCAAGATCAACTTGTATATCATGTATTTGCCCCTTGGGATATTGTGGTAAACGATTTAAAAACATAATAAATGTCTTAGTCGTTGACCACAAATCCTCTTCAAGTTTATAAAAAAGCATTGGTGTAGTAGCATCGTCAAAAATATTATACAAGATAATGAAATGATTAAGAAGCAAATGTACTTTCAGATCACCAGTATTTTTATATTTACGCAATAACCTTTTTATATACTTGAAATGATTCAAGTCACGATGGAAATCATCCTTTGTAATAGCTTGAGGATTTTCATAATTTTTTATAGCAAATAATAAGAAATTTTCCTCATTCAACTCATTAAATAACATATTTTATTATATCAGCTTAGTGGATCTCCGTCATAAAGAGGAGTATTACCTGTAGTGATACCAGACATTGCAACTAGAATTTCTTTCTTAACTCTTAGATTGCCATGGTTATCTAGATATGTGGTAACACCAACCCAACCTACACCTGCTTCATACTGGGTTGCATTTGCTGCTTGAATACCTTGCTTAGCAGCACCATAAACATAAGTATCATATGCACCTCTAACACCAGTGAATGTAATCTTGTCACCAGTATCAACTCCTACAGCAATTGCGCTTCCGAGAGTTACAGAAGATGATGTTAGAGCACTGATTGTAAAAGTTGCAGTTGTTGCTGCATATCCAACGGTATCAGAATCTGTTCTAATTGGAGATGCAAGTGCAGTTAGATCTTCTGTTAGATAAATTGTCGTAAATCCAACAGGAGAATTGGTGCTAGCAGTTGCAGTTGCAACTGTCTGAGATGTTCCATCATACTTGTCATCATTATACTCGGAATAGTGACTATCAAGAACACTAGATCCAGGAAGTTCTGAAATTTGGAAATCTGTTCCAGCAATTGCTGCCCCACTTAATCCAGCAGTAGATGCGATAGTAAGTGACTCACTGCTTGCAATACTTGCAATTACAGCATCACCAAAGTAAACAGCATCAGAATTTGTTTCATCCTTAATACCAAATCTGATGATCTGACCTGCTTCACAACCACCAGCAATACCAAAAGAAGTTGCTGTTCCAGTTACAACACGGGTAGAATAATCTAGTGAGACGGTTCCTGCAGAACCTACATTATCGTTATTGCCCCAAAGTGCCATGTTTTTGTCCCTTAAAATACATTTGCTATTAGATATTTATAAAAAAAGGAGACCCCAAAATGATCTCCTTTAATTCATTTTTTTATTTATGTTTACTCAGCAGGTGCTTCTTCTCTTGTTTTAATTGCAGCTGCTACTTTAGCAAACAACTCATCATCTGCTGTAGTTTTAGTCAGTTTAACTGCTTTACCAATAATGAGAAGACAGAGATCGACAAGTTTGTCACCTAGTTCTGCATCATCGGGAATCTTAGCAATAGCGGCATCAACTACTTTGTATGCCAGTGGGAGTAGAAAGGAAACCATGATGATCCTCAAAGAGTGTATATTCTATATAGCAACTTTAGTTGCTAAAATCAGTCTCTTGGGGAATCGTACTTTTCTCTTGCCTTAGATTCTTTCTTTTCCTTGGAAGTGAATCCATGCTTGGCAACACGCTGATTGTGCTTTTGGATACGTGCCTGAGTCAGTTCACCTTCTGTAGGTTTGCGTCCTTTTTGCTTTGGTTGTTGACGTGAACCAGGATATTCCTTACGGAACTTGCTGACTATACCTTGATACTTACCTGCCTTTTCATATCCAGAAACTTTTTTGCCTTGTGCTTCTACTTCAGGTTTTCTCTCCTCCTTTTGCACATTCTGTGGTTTTTGCTTTTGAAGTGCTTGCTGCCTCTTTTTTGCAATCATTTGATCAATACGAGTTTTCTTTTTTTGTAGAGAAAGTTCTTGTTGGGTCATTGCCATTTCACTTTCACCAAGTTTTTGCCCACCTCTTTCTGCAGTTAGTTTAGCAGCAATTGCCATCTCACGACGTTTTTCTTTTGACTTACCCTTGAACTGAGGAGCATCAGATTTATAGAAATCTTTGATGACATCACCCATCTTTTCTTTCTTCATGTTGAGTTTTTCATCAACTAGTTCTACTTCTTCTCTTACACCAGTTTCTTTATCTTGTCTAGTTTGAGTTCCAACAGCCTTAATTGCTCTGGATCTCAAACTCATTCCCTTTTTGTTCTCTGCCTTACGGGTAGAACGTGGTGATTCTGGTTTTGAAGGATCAGCAGCCATGGAGAATTTTTCATCAATTTCAGTTTCTTCATTTGTAGTTGCTGCTTTACCACTAAATTTTCTTTTCTTATTTTTAGCAGTCTCTTTAGAAATTTCTCTATTAATAAGTGCTTGCTTCAACTTCATTCTCTTACTGAGAACAGGAGGAGATCCAATAGCATTTGCCATTGTCATTCCGATACCCTCATCAATTTCAGTATCTTCAGAAACTTCTACCATTTCAATGATGGTAAATTCTTCCGAAATATTGGGATTAATCTTAATATTATTCTTTACCTTCTTTTCCTTTATCTGAGCTTCTTCATCTTCACCTTCACCCACAACTTCACGAAGATCATTTCTCCAGTTAGAGAATGATTCTTTTGCAGTTGTAGTTTTGGTAGATGAATAAAGCCTCTTGTTACCTACACCTGGAATAAACTCACCAAGTTCTCCCTTTGCTTTATCATTGTTATCGGTGTCACCATCAACATCGGTATCAATTCTCTTAACTGCTTTCTTTACAAGACCTTTTAGATTTCCAGAAGGAACTTCATGAGGAGAATGCATCTGCTTTGCAGTAGCGTGCTTTGCTTCCTTTATTGCTTTAGCAATTGCCTTACGACGCTTCAGAAGATACTTATCAGACTTAGTATTCTTCTTACCATCATTATCAACATCAGCATCCTCTTGTCCTACAGGGTCAAGACCTTCAGACATTTTTGCACGCTTTGCTCTTGCCTTTGCTAGCAATCTTTCTTTTGCTGCTTTCTGCTCATCCTTAGAGATATTGAACATATTACGATCAGTCTTTAATCTTTCTTTAGGTGCCTCAACTTGTTTGGCAGCACTCTTCATTGGTTCCTTCTTGTTACCATCCTTGTCCAAATCAAGAAAATCTGGTTTAGAAGCAACTTCCTCCAGATAAATCTGAGTGATTTCGTTTAGATGAGTCATGAGTATAAGATCTTACTTTTTAGCCTTATACTTATTTATAAAATTCTTTATATCCTGTACTCCAGTCATTCTCATTACATACTTACGATGAGCATCAGTTCCAACTTCCCGTTGATCTGCAGGAACACCAGATGGTCCAGGATAATTTACAACTGCTTCCATCACATCACGAATCCATGACTTAAACATATAGTTTTCTTTAGTTACACAAATCAAATGATTGGTTCCCCTACGAATAATCTCACCAACTAATCCAGTATTTAAATTCTCTACAATATCACCGAGTTTAAATATTTTACCAGAGATATAATTTTCACGAAGTCCTTTGTGATCATACTTAGGAGCAACTTCCCACATCTCCGTAGTAACTTTCTTCTTAACTTTCATTCCTTGACGAACAGCATCAAATAATGCCTGTGTGTCTCCATCATCCAATTCTTTTGGAGTTCCTCTACGGAATGCATCAAAATCATTATCAAGTACTGCCTTTCTCATCTTGGATGCAGACATTCCTTCGACGCCTTCTGCATCTGCATCTCTGACACCAGCAGAAATCACACGAATTAAATCAAAGTTATAAATCTGTCCATTGTACTTTTGAGCAAGATTTTCAAACTCTGCTTGACGATCAGAACCAACAACAATATTAACGGCATTATATCCATTATCATTTGCTGAAGCCAAAACATCAAAAATGTTTCTCATATCAGAATCATTGATGATATTTTCTTCATACTTTGGAAACATCTTTCTCATAAAAGATATTTTCATATCAGGATCTAATGGATTTTTCTTTGGATCCTGAGTTCTTGATGGATAGATATTGTAATCACCACCAGCAGCTGCTCTTTCTGCTGCACTTAAAAGTTTTTTATGTCCAACGGTTGGGGGATTAAATCTTCCAAAGACAATCGTAAGTGTGTTAAGTTCTACTGCTTCACCCTCTTCAGGTGGTGCTTGTTGATTTACATTGTTAACAGGAACTTCTTGTTGTTGTTGTTTCTGAGTGTCAACTTGTTGTTGAGAAGTTCTACTTTGATTTGGATCACGTTGACCAGGTACTTGGTTTTTATCATAAAACTTTAATTTTCCACCTTCAGTTTTCGCAACAAATTCACCACGGGAATCATACCATCCCCCGTGACCATCACTCTTTAGATTCAGTTTCTTTGCCTGCAATGCTGCTGCAGACTCTGCTTCTTTAAGGAACTGGAAAAAACTCTTCATTACTATAAGGATTTGCTGACTAGATGTCTTCCTATTATTTATAAATGGAGAATAGGAGACTCGAACTCCTGACAGCCTGCTTGCAAAGCAGGTGCTCTACCAACTGAGCTAATTCCCCAACTCAAGATATTATAAGACCCTCAAGACGATCTGTCAAGAGGGTCTTAATTGTATCAGTTGTAGAGACTTGTGATAGTCTCAATGTCCTCATGATCAAGTTCGTTAATCATGATGGTCTTTGCTTCTTCTAGAGATTCAGCAATTCCTTCTACCTGAAGAAACTCAAGAACTAGATCGTACTGATCATACTCTTCACTCATTCTCTTAGCAACCTTAGAAGCACCAGAAGCAACTTTTTCTGCTGCTTTTTTGATAAGACCCTTAACTCCACTCTTTGCTTTTGCCTTAGCATCAGATGCTGCTCTACCAGCACGTGCTGCCAAGTTCTTAGCACTTTGCTTTGCTCTTCCTGCAGCATCACCTGCTGCTTGCTTAGCAGCACGACCAGCGGCATATCCAGCAACTTGAGCTTGTGCTGCTTTCATTGTTGCCTTACCTTTGACATCCTTAGCCTTTGCTTTTGCTCTGGAAGCAATGTCACCTGCAACTTTTGCTCTCAAACCTCTTCTCTTTTCAGGATCTTTAGATCTTGCTGCAGCACCTGCTGCTGGATGCAGATTTCTCTTAGTTGCATAAGAAGCAATCTTCTTATCTACTGCCCTAAACTTTGCTTCTTTACCAGCTTCCTTTGCCTTAGAGACACCTGCCTTTACTGATGCCTTTGCTTTAGAAACAGCACCTTTTACTGCTTCTTTACGTGCAGCAGTTTTTTTCTGTCCAAGTTTTTCTTTAGCACGAGCACGTCTTTGCTCAGGACTTTCAGTATCAGAACCGTAGGTAACTTTTGCTTCATCAATATTTCCTTCCTGAATCATGTTACCCTCAGGTTCGTAGTGGAATCTGAATACTCTCTGACCACTTCTAGTTGTCTGCTGTTGAGGTGTTCCATTATCAGATCCTCTTCCACTATCAGATCCTCTTCCAGTATCATTTGTTGGATTTTCAACTCTATTAGTTCTAGTAGGTCTACCACTATCATTAGGAACTGCTGTCGATGTTGGAGCACCAGTTCTGGTTTTATCACCTGGTTTTGGTTTTACTTTAGTATCACCTGGTTTTGGTTTTTTGGTTACTTCTGCTGGCTTTGGTTTTGGTTTTGCTGCAGTTCCAAACTGAATTTTTGGTTTTACTTTAACTTCAGTTTTAGTTTCTGCACTCTTAGTGTCTAATTTTAGTGGTTTATCAAACTTCCAATTTGACATTTGCTGATCTGCTTTATCTGTAAGACCACCAGCTTGTTGAGTTCTGTTTACTGAGGTAGTGACACTACCACGATCTCCACCAACATTAAGACGGGCAACCTCACCTCTACCATGTCCAGCAAGTCTGACATTTAAAGAACCACTATCGATTCCACCTGCTTTTGCTGCACCACCAGCCATAGATCCAAGTGCTGCTGCACCTGCAAGTCCAGCAGCTGCTAGTCTTCTACGAAGACCTTCATCAAGTTCTTGCTCATCGATAAAATATTCTAGTGCAGCATCTTCAACCATTTGAGATGCTTCATCAAGATCATATCCTTCTTCTAATAGATCACTAATTGCTTGCTCAATTACAAAATCTAAATCTTCAGAAATGAATGTTTCCTCTAAAAGATTTTCACGAATCTCTTCATTATAGACAGCGGCATATGCGTGTTCTAAAGAAAAATAAGTCTTGTTATCCATCTTACAAAAAGTACTTTTCTTTATTTATTAAAGTTTACCACCAACAACCCCTTCATGAGTAGAAGATGGTTCAGGGAATCCTTCTTGCAAACATTTAAGATACCATCTGGTTGATCGTATTGTATTTTCACGTTCCAACCCAGTAACTAACTCCTTTCCATCCTTTAGATAAGTTGTCCAAGTTCCCCACTTCTTTTTTTCTACACGGAATGAATCATCAATCCATTCAATCTCATCAATTTCTGGATGTTCAGCCATTTTCTTTTTCCGATTTTTTATTGAATCCGAAAGGCAAATTCTCTTCTAGTTTTAGTTTGAGTGCAACACCACCAACTGCTTCCATAACTTTTAGAACGTCCTCTGGTTTTGCACCCTCACCCAATTCTTTAGCAACGTACCAATACTTAGGCCAAAACTCTTCACCTGCCTTTTGATAATCTTCAAGAGTCAGTAGTTTCATTTTTTAATTCCTCTTCAATCTGATTATCAAGTTCTACAATTACGTTGCGAATATCAACAACTCTTTTAGGAACACAAGTTGAATCATATGTGTATCCTTTTGTTGCGGTAAAAAGTGCTTCACGAACTGCTGCTGCAGAGTGAATATCAAGTTCAAGTTTAATCATAGATCTCCTTCCTTACGATTTTCAGAATAGTGTACATCAAATTCACCACCAGGATAACGTGCAACTAGTTTCTCAACATTCATCTCCATGATTTCATCGAGAGAAGTGCCAAGACCCATACATGCTTGAGCAACATACCACATGATGTCACCAAGTTCACGTTTCAGATGGAAAAGGTTTTCTTCATTAACAGGTTTGCCTTGGAAGATAATCTTTTTGATAATCTCAGTAAACTCACCTGCTTCGGCAGACATTCCTACAGCAGCAGTAAGCAGTCGCTCGGTAGGAAAGTTGTCACGATCTTGGAGGATAGCAATCCTTTGTGCGAAATCGTAATAGTTCTTACTTTCATTTGACGTGACAGCATCGACAAACTCCACGTATTTTTTAGTGTCAACGTTACTCATAGATCTAGTGGTTCTTGTTGGGTTTTTGGTAGTTTTTGCTGAATAGGAATCTCCTTTCCAGCAATTTGAATAGAAGGAAGTTCAAGTTTTGATAGTTTTATATCAATAGTTTGAGACCAATCAAGTCGATTAGTTTTATAAGTTCCTCCCCGAACGTCTGCCAACCATTTAGCATCTTCTTCTTTTCCGCAGTCGGCAATTTTATTACTATCTGCATCAAATACTGTATAATAAATCAAAACTTAAATCCCTCAAATTGTTTATTGGTTTTAGTTTCCTCATAATTATACTCCTCATCTTGCCCAGAGTCAAGTATGTCGTTCTGAGCAGACTGCTCACAATCATAAAGACGCATCTTAGCACGATCAATACCGACAACAAATCTCTTATTGACTGTTGGATCGTTATAACGATTCTTCAACTGCTTTACCATAATTTGTCCCAAGTTCTCAAGCTCTTCTGAAGAAATAAGGGCAAACATAAGATCAGCAGTAGCAGGGAGACCAAAGGACTCACTAGTATCAGTAAGCTCAACGTCACTGCTACCATAACCAGAACGAGTGGTCTGCGTGGCAGATACGAGAGGGACGTTTGCTTCAACAGCCAACCCTCTAAGCTCCTCTGCAATAGCCTTAATATACGAATATGAATTGACAGAAAGATTACCGCGATATCGTGAGGAAGCACATATATTAAGGTAATCAACGAAAATAATATCAGGCTTAAATGATTTCTTAAGTGCAAGTTCGTTAAGAAGTGCTCTAAAGTGTCCACTATGTGCAGATGCTGTAGGATATTCTTTAATTATAAGAGTACCTTGAGTTTTTTGTGCAAGGTTAGTTACTTTGTTTTCAAAGAGAATTTTTGGAAGTCCACTAATTTCTTGGATTGGTACATTGAGCAAGTTTGCATCAATACGTTCAGCAATTTTCTCCTCTGCCATCTCCATTGTAATGTAAAGGACATTACGTCCGTTAAGGAGAATGGAGCTAGCCATATGGCACATGAACAAAGACTTGCCGACACCTGTCCCAGCAAGAGCGATGTTAAGAGTCTTATTAGGAAGACCACCTTTCGTAATCTTGTTAAAATACTCAAGATCAAAGGGGATCTTATCCTCCTTCCTGTTATACGATTCATATCGTTCTTCGTAATCATTTAGATAATCATGACCAACGTGGTTATCAAAACTTACACCAAGTGCATCAGAAAGAATAGAAGGAATCGAATCACGATTCCTCTTTTCATCATTACCATCAGCAATATAAATTGATTCCATCAATGCTAGGTAAATAGCACGATCACGGCACCACTTCTCAGTAGTGTTTACTAACCATTCGTATTCACTAGAGGATGGATCAAGATTCTGAATAATATCAACAATTTCCTTAAAGGATGAATCATTGATATCCTTCCGATTCTCAACTTCAATACAGAGGATTTCTTTTGTAGCAAGTTTATTATATTTGCTTACAAACTTTGAAATTTCTTCATAAACAACTTTCTGTGAGGAATCATCAAAATATTCGGATTTTACAAATGGAAGAACCTTCCTAGCATATTCTTCATGATGTAAAAGGTTTCTAAGAATTAGAAACTCAACTTTCTCCATAACTAAATTCCTTCTTTGCAATTTGATCCAATTTTTCCATTACTTCTGGTGTAAAATATACCTCGGGTTCTTTGAGGATTTGTTTGGCATAGATTTTTTTTCCATCCATTTCATATCGTCCTGCAACATTTTTCCAGAGACCACCCAATTCACCGAGCTCAAGAAGACCATAATATCGATCAAGACCACGCTCATCGTAATACAAACGTACTTCAACATCTTTGTTCTCCTTACTTAAACGCGACTTAGCAGTCTTTGCCTTGATAATGTTTCCAACGATTTCTGTTCCATCCTTTTCCTTCTTCTTGCTAAGATAAATGATGGTAGAGGCAGCATACTTAAGACCACTGCCACCTCCCATCTCCTTAGTAGGAACATAAGCACCGATAACGTCATAGGTGTGGTTAGTAACAATCATGGGAATGTTTGCCTGACCCAACTTCAGAGTGAGCATACGGAATGCACCTTTGACCAATTGAGATTTGGTCATGTCACGAACTTGCTTTTCGTTAAGTGCGTCAGTAATCTCTTTCTCTGTGGAAAGCATACCTAAAGAGTCTAATACAAACATGCAAGGTTTGCGTTCTTCTTCAGATTTTTTTAAGTATATATCAACTGCTTTTAGGGCTTTTGATCTAAACTCTTCAATCGTAACAACGTTAACAACAACTACCCTGGTAAGATCAATACCACGAGACTCTAGAAGTGACTTGTTAACAGCAGCCTCAGTGTCAAAATAGAGGCAGTAACCATCAGGATTGGAATCAAGAAAATTCTTAACGACAGCGAGAGAGAAGAAAGTCTTTCCAGTAGAAGACTCTCCAGCAATAGCAGTAATCTTATTCCCAGATACACCACCAAATATGCTACCTGAAACCAGT